TGGCGGCTCAGTGCTACCGTTTCACTCGCTGCATCTTTGGCAAATCGAGTGACTGCGCGTGGGATGTGACGAAACAGATATTCATAAACGCGCCATTTAAACCCAAAGAATTCTTCATTCATATGAGCATCATGGCGGACGCCGTCAGCTTCAACGAGCACGCCGTCCACGATGACCAACTGATCATCACCGCAGATAGCACGCCCATCCTCTTCTAACGCCTTGGTGAACCATTCACCTAACTCAGGGGACGTTTGTCCGCTGGCCAGGCACACGTTGTCTGTCCGAGTGTTGTAGATGTCCTTGATCACTTTACGCGCAGTGAAAAACCAGCTGCCAAAGATTACATTAAATGAATCAGAGGCACCGGAAATCACTCGCGGATCAAATTCACCTTTGGCGAATCTGAGGATTTTCTCTACCTTAACAAAGACAGACCGCAAGATGGTATCATACCAAGTGTTAGTCTGGTTGGAGTTTTGCTCACGGGCGCGCACGTGATTAAGCGCGCGGCCTTTAGGAAATCGCGAGTTCCACTCCTCGAAGCGTTCAGGAGGTACGTCAATGACAGCACCAGCAAGTTCTTGCAGGTACATGTCGGCGTGTTTCTTGAAAACTGTTTTGTTGGCCACTGGCATTGGTGCCAGTTGCCGGTTGCGGGCTGCCACTACCAGGTTCTGCTGGCAGGGCAAGGACACCGAAGGTAAGTGCCCACCAAAGACCACCCCCACTGTGAAGAGGCAGTCTGCTGGATTTTCTATGTCAACTTCTTTAACCGGGTCACGAACCCGAATAGTGCACCCATCTCCCAAGGGCTTCAAGGGCTTGGTTGACACATAGCCCGGAAGTCCAAACCCAAAGGGGAGTGGTCCCTCGTAGTAGATGGGGGAGAACCGATCACTCTCATAAGCGGCGCGCAACTCCGATGGCACCGCGTAAGCTAAATGCGGAAGAGTCGCTAACGCCATGACCATGAGCGTAAATCGTGCATACGTATAGCCACCAAAAACCAGCACCCAATTGCAGACCACGTCGGTGGAAAAGGAAACAGTCGGCAGGTTGGCCCAGAGGTAACCAGGCGCTTTTGCTTTCGTGAATCCGATCCCCATACCAACATCGTCCAGCGTGTTGAGCACCGGCCATGCTTTACGGAAAACGTCCATATCAGTCACTTTAGTGGTATTCCAGTTTGCCTGTATTGCGCTAGTGCATTGTTGCACCGGCCAAGGCAGGAAACTGGCCACCAGCAGGAGCAAAATG